TTTCTTCGCCCTCACCACCAGGTACTTCTATACCAGCAGAGTCAGTAGGTAAATCTTTTTCTTCTTTTGCAAGCTCTGTACTTTGTTCTCTTAATTTACGTGCTTCATCTTTTTCAAACGATAACAATTCACCTAGTCTAGTAGCAACATCTTTTATTCCTCTAACTGATTTAATAGTCAAGTCTCTTAATTGTTCTAATATACCAGTTTGGCTATCTGTCTTTTCAGATAGTATAGCTGCACCACCACCGACTAGAGCACCACCAATAACTTTCTGTTGTGATTCTACAACTGCTAGAGCTGTGCTTTGTATTGCTTCGTTTGTATCTTTATCCATTACTCTGTTTCTTTACATCTACATTTTTTACATTCGCATAGACCACAATACTCATCAACGTGTTCTGCTTCAACACAATGACAATTATGGTTACAATCTCTACACTTACGCATTATTTTTGTATCTTACTTGATTTGCCGTTAACATATAAACCAAACCAGGCAGCGCCAGCACCAACAACTACTGATACAAAACCAGCCTGTGCGTTATTTGGGGCTTCTAATGCCATAAACCAAGTCATAGTTTCATAGAATACTAGACCATATAGTACCATCATAAGTCTCGGTACGGTTCTCCAGTTTGATAAAAATTGTGGTAGTTCTTCTTTTAAAAACCACCATAACCATTTGATTTTGTCAACAACAGATTTTTTAGCTTCTTCTATCATTTTTGTTTCTTCCTCTTTTCATTTTCCTCTTTAATGTGTTGCATTAAGAGACCAATGTATATTTCCCTCTCCCAAGGCACCATATTATTTAATTCTGTTAAAGAATATTTATGATGTTGCATTAAAGCAAAATTAACTTGAAAATGGTTTTCAAGTGTGTCGTGTGAGAGGGCTATCCGAAAAAATCGGTCAGTCCTTGCAACGTTATTTTACTTTTCACCTTTGTTTTAGGATTCTCTACCTCTAATTCGTGTCTTAATTTAGGCATAGTCTCATAAAACTTTTGTATTTGTTTAAATGCACCACTAGGTATACTCTCTATGAATTTATCTAGTTCCTCTTTGGTGTAATCAGTTGCCATATGCACCTTTTCACCTTCAGAAATTTGGTATATACCCTTACCAATCATTTCAAACAATACTTTTGTATCAGCACCTTTTGAATAATCTTTTGTCGGGTCAATAGAAGCAATAGTTGGGTATTTCATAATAATACTAATGTTCTTTGCTTCGTCTACCATAATTTTATTTGTATGTTGGTCGTCAACGTGTACTTCCACTTCCGAAATATCAATGCTAACGTTAGCATAAGTTGATTTGTCGTCTGGACACAAAACTTTTAAATTTGCAATCTCTCCAACTGATTTAGACCTAATCTGTAAAAATACATATTCTAAATCAAATGTAGCTAACTCATCAACATTTAATTGACCAAATGTACAAACACTAATAATATCTTTTAATGCTTGAACAATTTGTTTTTGCTTTTGCGACTCTAAAGCCTGAAGCAAAACCTTTTCCTCTTTTACCTGGAATGGTCTAAACTTAACTTGTACATCACTTGATGGTAATGTCAACTCAAATGTCGCTGTTTCTAATATAGGCAATGCCATAATATTATCTCCTTGTTAATTATAAAAATGGTGGAAATACTCTTCCACCTGTAACCTTACCAATCGGTAAGTTTCTTCTTGTAGTATTTAATAAGTCTCTTCCTGCTCTTCTTAATTCAGGAGGAAGTTTGGATAAAATACCACCAAATAGTCCAAATGATTTACCTGGTTTTATTGTAGGCACATCACCAAATGAAGCACCAATTGTACCAGCGCCAATTTGGTCTAATGTTAAATTAGTCCATCTTCTAAAGTTTAGTGTAATAGGTAATTCTATAACTTTATCATTATCGCCATAACTATAATCAATTGATGATATAGTTTGTGGATAAACTTCGTGTAGTCTCACACCATAAGTCACTCTGTCTTTATCGTTAGAAGCTTCAAATTGTCCTAATTGTAAAATGTCCATACTACCGATATATGTATCATAGTAATTTATATTGTGTGTGACCATATCAAATATTTTTTTCTGCCAGTTTTCAAAAAACATTCTTTGTCTTAAAAACTTATCACCATAAAATGTACATTCTACCGTACCTGGAAAACTATATGCATAAGGCATTTCTCTTTTTGGTCCGTATGTCATAGCAGTTGCTGTGTTAATATCTCTTGACGGCATAGTAACCTTACTACACATCATTGCTACATTTCTAGTCATCTGTATTGATTCTAAATCATTCGGTCCACCAGCAGAACCACCACCGTGTTCACTAGCTAATAATTCTTCGTGTGTTAAATCTTTTCTAGCAGGCGGGTTGATAATAACCAAATATCTATTTGGTCTTGATAGGCCTTCGCCCTCATTTACGTTTGCAATAAATCTATTAATTGTTGACTCTGGATTGCCTCCAGGTTTACGTCTTAATCTTTCATCAGCATTTACGTTATCAAGGGACCTATCTCTAGGTAAACCTATTCTTATATCGTAATTACCGATTCTTCTCCCGCCTCGTAAGATTGCCATATTACTTCTCTTCTATTAATTTGCAATTCTCTTTATTTGCTTCTAAACCATTGTTCTTGTTGTACAGCCAAACATATGAATATACTACATTCTCGTTTTTCTCTACACACTTTTTACCAAATGCCAATCTTGGCTCTTTTGGTATAGAACAAGCAGTCATTAATGAAAGCGCAAATAACATTGCGATTAAAATTAAATAATTTTTCATTATATTTTCCTTCTGCTGTCTGCAAATACTTTTCCAATACTTGCTTTTTGAAATCTTGCTACTGGTAAGTATATTGCAATCGCCATTTCATCAACATCAACTCTTAAAAAATTACTTCTTACATATCTAAAAAGGTATTTCTTAATAGCCGGCTTAATTAAACCTATATTCTTTACTGCGTCATACGTAACCTGTAACCTAGTTGATTGGTCAAATTTAGAGTTCGTACTGAATTGCTGTAATCGTTCTAATAATTTAAATCGTAAACCGTAAGGTAGATAGTGAAAGTTTAAACCTATAAAACCACCTCTAAATGTATCTATCGGTAACACTAGTGGAAATGTATCATAGAAAGGCAGTTTTGCCTTTGTTTTTGGGTCATATACAAACATAGACATTCTACCAGCACTTGGTTGTCCTAATAATTTGCCGTCTCTCATTAATTTAGCAGACGTAGCTCTATCTGCAATAAGTGAAGCTGCATTACGATACCAAGACGCTGACTTTAATGCTTTGTCCTGTAAGTCAACTAGTGGATTAAATATATTTACCATACCACTATTTATAAGAAAACCCCTAGCGATTTCTCGCTAGAGGTTGTAGTTGTGATTTTTGAGAGAGAAAGATTAATCTTCGTCTGCTAATTTACTAAAGTAGGACATTGTATCGTCCTCATCACTAGCCGGCTCAGATTTCACATCACTTCCACTAGGTACAGAGGTTGTGGTAGATTGTGGTGGGAGGTCAACATTCTCCACGGTCTCTGTATTTCGTTGTCCCATAATTACCCTATTCAGTTTCTCTTTGAGTTCGTCATAGGTCTTAAAATTACTAGGGTCAACAAAAGGGTTTAGAGGGTATTGTTTAGACCAAATATTTTTGATGTCATCATCTGACTCTTTAATATTTGATACGCCCTCAAATTCTGACTTATCATAGTTCCAATAGCCATCAACTTTTCTAATTTTTAGTTTAAAGTTTGCACCTTTCCAAAAATCAAATGGATTGATTGGTGTTTCATCATCAAATGCTGGTTGCATTGCTTCAGTAATCTTATCAAAGATTTTCTTACCGAATTTAAAGATGAATACTTTACCCTCATTCTCTGGATGTTTAGGGTCTGAAACTACAAAGATGTTTGAGTAGTATGATAATTTTCTTTTTCTCTTACGAGCAATTTCTTTATCACTATCAACACCTGTATTCCAAAGTCTTGTATTTTCTTCACTAACAGGATCCTTTTGATTAAGAGTTGTTAATGAGTTTTCAATATACCAACCGCCTTTATCTTGGAAAGCGTGTGACCAAACTCTTTGCCAAGGCATTTCTTCACCTGAAGTTGCCGGCAAAAATCTGATTACTGCATAGCCATTACCAGTTTTATCTAGTTCTGGTTTCCAGATTCTTTCGTCTTGGTATTTGTTTTTTGAATTTCCAGAAGTCTCTGGTTTTTCTGAATTAGCTTCTAACGCTTTTGTTATTTTATCAAAATTAGAAGCACTTGATTTTAAACTTTCAAAGTCCATATTATATCTCCTTTGTATTAAATATGTTCGTTGTATTTGTGTGACCTATATTATCGGCCTCATTATTATTTATAATAGATTTACTCACTAGACCTCAAATATTCTAACATATTCTCTGGTGTAGATTCTATATATGGGTCATCATCTGTACCCTCATTGTTAATACCTGGTTCTTGCCACCATTTCTCAACAACTCCATTATCTATTACTGCCATATATCTCCAACTTCTATTACCGAAACCTAAATGGTTTTTACCAATTAGCATTCCCATAAATCTAGTGAAGTTGCCTGAGCCATCTGGTATCATCTTAACCTTTTCAATACCCATATGGTCTGCCCAAGCGTTCATTACAAAAGAATCATTTACTGATATACAATAAACTTCATCTACTGCAAATTTTTTAATTGTGTCATAGTTCTCTTCAAAACCTGGTAATTGTTGTGATGAACAAGTTGGTGTAAATGCACCTGGTAAACTAAACAAAACTACTCTTTTATTTTTAAAGTAATTGTCTGTTGTCTCATTCAACCATTGACCACCAATAGCACAACCACCATCTGTTTCAACTTCGTCACCTGTTCTTACTCTAAAGGTAACTGATGGTATCTTAAATCCTTCATTCATTATTTCTTCCTCTGTTCACGTTTCCACTTCTTATAACCAGCAGCCCATTGTTGTGCTGTTTGCCCTCTAGGTATAGACCTCTGTATAAGATACTCTCTAAATTGCGTTAGTTTGTTTATAAGATATGTAATATAATTAATCATTCTAGCCAATATATCAAATTTGTTCAAGATTGTCAATGCTGGAATAGTCAACATAGTATAAATTATGTTGGCCGTCCCACTCTGCAACCATATTGTTTACGTTGTCTTTTAGTCTCAAATTTCTATTTACTTTGTAAAATATGGTCTGTGGAAATCTATTGAATAGTGATTGCCATTGATTTACCCAATTATCGTGTGGTGTAGGACCATTCTCTTTAGCAACATAATGTTTTGTGCCTTTGTAGATATTATTGACCGTTGGTTTAGTTGATTGTAAATCGTGACCTATTAGAAAGACCTCTTTTGCACCTAAATGACAAGCAACATAACCACTAGACGGACCTGTTGCCCAACCTAGGTCTGTACCCATTATATCTTTTAGACTATGTGATTTATCTTTTTCTGGATGTATCCAAGAAACCTTAACTTGACCCACACTTATATTCTTGACATATGTTTTTACGTCTGCAATACCTAATTCTTTTTTCTGTTCTAAATTTTCTTTATTCTTCCTAATTATATGTACTGCACCCTCTAATCTTGAACCGTGAAATACAAACTCTTTTGCTTGACCTCTATTGTTCTCTTGCAATACGCCTTCTTTTCTTACTTCATCTATATCACCAGCTGATACATTACCCTCAACTAACATTCTATACATATGTTCTGGTATTTTAGTCCAATCTCTAAAGTATCCTGGTATCTTATTACAAATACCTGTATGATATATTTCGTGCATTACGCCGTGGTCAACAGCACAGATAACATCTGGTGTAAAATCTCTATGAATAGCATTACAGCCAACAATTGTGCCTAATGGTCTTAATCTTTCTAAATCAAAACCAACTCTAGATTCACCATTGCCTATACAAAATGCTCTATGCATATATCTTACCGTCTTTAGGTTTTAATAATGATATTTCTTTTTCTGTCTTATCAAATTTAGATTGGAAAGTTCTTTTATTCATTCTTTTCATATGCCAATTAAAATCAAAATTAAACTTTGTCATTTCAGATAGATTCCATATTACTATCTTGTCATCTGTAAACTTATTAATGTACAATGCTTCTTTACTATAAAATTTACTTTTCTTAATTAAACTATCGTATTTTAGTTTCTCAATTATAAGACCCTCTATAGCATACTTATGGTCACTTTCAAAGTTTCTCTTCTTAAATTCACAAACATACTTATCACTAATTGCGTCAAAGGCTGCATATGATTTACCCTCTACAACTAATGGATTATCTTCAAATATAGCAAGTTTGTTTAGTTCTTCAACTAATCCTTTTTCATTATTAGACCAACTCATTGAAAATAATATCCTACTACACCCATTAAATAGATTGCTAAAGATACTGCATTAAGAACAATCAAAGCTCTGTCGTGCCATAACATTCCTACAATCAACCACCCAAGTACACCAACACTTGCAACCATAATATTATATGGATATAAATTAGCAGACGCCAATATCATACCTACAATTAAAAATGCACTTGCAGCCCACTTAACATACCAAGATAAGTCACCTTTTGGTGTTACCTTTTTAAATACTCTACTTGAATTTAATTTTTTGATTTTTTCGTCTAGTTTTTCTCTTATCGGTGTTATATTATTCTCCATTAACAAATACCTCTTTCATAATCATTTTCGCTTCTGTCATATTAAAGTTCAGAAACGGAGTTAGTCTGGCAATCGTATGTGAGATTTTAGGCCAGACAACTTTCTCACTAATATTTTTATCCCAATCTTTAATAAACGACAAATGTTTGTTGAGATATATGGCGGTTTGGAAGTTAACTTTCCGTTGAATAAGTAATCGTAGCATTCTAGGATGTTGTCCCATATGTACCCGTAAACCATCATCAAACCGAATATTACGAGACTGAAAATCATTAACAATCCGTACACAATCGTCCCGAAAATGATATTTAAAAGATTCATTATACTTTCGGTACTTGGTATAAGTCTCAACACTTTCATTACTTATTAATTCTCCTATCCATTTGTCACCACTAATAATAAAATTAGAAACAAGAAAATCAAGTACGTCTCGTTCATTAAATCTTTTAGATAACTTATGAAAAAAATATCTATCTTTTCTTTTAGTGAACGTATCCAGTTTAGCATTCGTTTTCCCTCCATATTTTATATAATCATAACTATCTGTTGTAAAGTGGAGTTTGACACCCAAGTATATTTTATAAACATCAAATCCGCCATACATTATTGTTTGTCTCTGTTCTCACTATAACCATAATCCATTACCCAACTTAATAAGGCAAATATTACACCTATCATAATCAAACCCCACAAAAATGATTCAGGTTCAACAAACAACATATGATATAACATTTCTAAGCCATTCATACAGGTAATGCACCACCTTTTTTAATCTTCAGCATATTTGCATTTAAGGCTTCTGCTTTGATTTTTTCTTTTAGTGATTTTGATATTAGTCTGGTTGTAGTTTCTATTTCAATATTGTTTTCTTCACAATACCACACTACAGCGTCCATATAAGAAATTGGTTTTTTCTCTTTGACTATGTTTAAAATTATTGTTGTAAATTCTTTGCTATTCATACTCTCATTATATCTATTTTCTGTTAAATGTCAAGCGTGGTGTTTCTGTTGCCAAGTACACCACAAACTCCGTTACCTATTAACTAGGCAGCAAGGGCAAAATTTGAGTTGCCATTTAAAATGCGTTTAAGTACGCCTACTATTACTCTCTATAAAGTTTTTCTGTACGAGTCGAACCTACACACCCCCCATAAGCACACCATTAATGTGTTTATGGTGGAGGTGGTGGGAGTTGCACCCACGTCCTCTATACGTATTATACTCTACGTCAACAAGTAATTCTTATGCTCCTTCTTTGTGATTATACATCAAATCAAAAGAGTGAGATACGATACAGCTTTCTTGTCCACTTGGACTTGTTAAAACAATAAGGTGTTGACTTCTATCTTTTGACACAAACGTATATACAAAATAAGCGGACGGTGCTTCTGCGTTTGCACCCTCTTTCGCTACGGAAAAAGTCTCTGGAATAAAATCAAACCTATCTATATAACCATTTACAACATCACTAGGACCACATTGAGCAGGTAAACCCATTGGTGCTAAACCATAGGCGCCTGAATTTTCTAGTTCGTGGTCTGCGTGAGCAGTAAACATAACTAAGCTGAATAACAAAGTTAGTATTATTTTTTGCATTAATGCCTCCTGTGAGGACTTAATAAGGCTTGATTACTGATTTATCTTTTCTTTATTAAGTTCTTCATAATATTTATAAAAGTCCTTAATAGCTTTCTCTAGGTCTGCTGTATATGTCGCTTTATCTTTTACAAAAGCATTACAAGAACCGTCTTCTCCTGATTGTAAAATAACAACTTGTTCTATGGGAGTTCCGAATAGCTCTTCATACATAATTGCATAGGCAGTACATTGCATATAATAATTATGATTCCAAGAATCAATACGTTCTTTGTTAGCAGTTTTGAAATCAATTACAGATAATTTACCATTGTACTCTGCAATACAATCAACTTGACCAGCAAGGGTTAGTTTATGTGAGTACATAATTTTTTCAAGACAATGAATATTGTCAATTTGGTCAAGATATGGTTTCATTAACTTAAACATACCAAGAGGTAACACATCACGAATTGCTGGTGTTTCACCTTTTAGATATTGTTCTACTAATGTGTGTACAGCTTTACCTCTACGTGCCGCTCTGGCCATTTCCCATTTAGCAGCCGCTTCGCCAACATTCTTACGCCATTGTATTAGGCCTTCTTTTTTCTGAATACTTAAAATTGTTGTGATTGAGGGATAGTTCTTACCATCTACTTGGTAAAACCTAAAACCGTTTGTGTTCATTCCTTTTGTATTAGGAAACTTACTCTCGTCTAGTTGTACAAAATTTTTCATTATATTGTTCCTTGCATATAGTTTAGTAATAGAGATAATGCTAGTAGAAATCCACCAACACCAACTATTCCTAATATAATATTCTTTACTTGTTTCATCATATAGTCATTCTATCTTACATTTACAAGATTGGCAAGCCTAATTTGACCTGTAATCCATTAAATGTTCATTTATTAAATCGGTAGAGTTTCTTAACTCTTCCCTATCTTCTTTTCAGCTAGGAACATAAGACTCATAACAAGTCTTGTTGCTCTCATTCTTATATGCTCTTAATATTTGTTTACGGTTTTCACCATCAGCACGATAAGAACAATGTACCCACCCCGAATTAGGTTCATCTAAATTGTGGAATTCCAAAATCATCTGGTCAAATTCACAATTCTCTGAAATCCATTTTACCAATTCAGCGTTGCTCAATCCAAACACCTCAAAATCGGCCGCCTGGCCTTTGGCGTGCTGTGAATTTTTGCTTGAGCCTATTGCTTCGCATAAATCTGGACTACGATACCCACTTGATATGGTAACAACCTTACCAAAATGGTCTCGGACTTTTTGTAGTACATTTTCACATAATGCTTTTAAAGCATTCATATGGTCTTCGCTAGGATTATTACTAATACCCTTACGAACAGCCGTTTGTGAGGCTGTCATTTCTTTTAGACTAAAATTAGGACTTAATTTCATTTAATTTTTCCTTTGCTTTTAACTTTAATTTCTTTGCGTCTTTTAACAATTGCCAAGAAACACTACCTCTATCTTCTTTACGTTTCTCTTCCAGTATATTTACTTCCCTCTTCATTTCTTTATGTTCTTGTTTAAGGTCCATATATTATCCTCTTGTTAGTTTTAGCAACTTTTCTATTTGTGCCTTAATAATTGGTGTTCTATTTGGCCAATGTATGTAAGGCTCATCACTTTTCATTAAATTGTAAAGAAATGGTAATATTAATTTCTCTACATCTTTAAATCTAGTATTTACTTCTTCGTTATTAACTTCTTTTGTTATAGTATCTTTCTCTGCCACAATTTGCATAATCTCATTCATCATAGACTTGATAGAAGATACATCTGTTTTAACTTTAGATAGTTCTAAATTCTGATTATCAATTTGTTTAGGGTCAATAGCAGGCTGAGTTGTAGGTGCCTGTGATACTGGTGTCATACCCCAATCATCATCTAGGTCAAACCCTCTCATATAATCTGGTAAATCTTTTGCCATTATTTTTTCCCTTTTTGTCTTCTACGGTGTTTATCTACCACCTGCTTAGTTTTTATATCTTTGATAGACTTCTTACCATATCTATCAGCAAATGGACTAGTAGGATGTGCCTCTGCAATTCTGGACATATTCTCTTTCCAACCAGAGTCATTTTTCATACCACCAGTACCACTAACTATATTTATTGTTGTGATAAGTTGTTTGATATGTTTGTTTTTCTCTAAATATGCCTCTTTATCTGCAATTGACATATAATCATCAAACACTTTACCTGTTTTTGTGTCCTCAAAGGTATATGTTGGCATTAATTACTCTTTAATGGGTCTTTAAATGTGAAATACTTATTAAGTACCTCTAATTCATCATCATATTGAGCAATAATAGCTAACTCTTTTTCTATTGTTTCAAGTGTATCAGGATGTTCAGCTATACCTGCTACTTTATTCAATAAAACTTCTACGTTTGCTTTATGTTTTGCAATATGTCCTTCAGCGTGTTTCTTTAACGCTTCAATTATTTCATTTCGCATTTTTTTTCTCCTTTAATATTCTACCATAATTTGGCCAACCAAACTTATCTGGTGACTCACCTACATAACGCCATCTAATAACGCCTGTGTTAGGATTTCTTTCGTAAATTTTTGGCCTAGATGTATTGTTCTTCTTCATTGCCATATATTTTACCCTCTACGTACCAATCTGGTACTTTTGCTGGACTTTTCCAAGTAGCAAATCTTTTTTTTTCTAGTATATAGTAGTTTCTATAACTAGCTACTGCGTCACCATCAACTTTACAATGCTCAGGCATTGCTGGTTGTGG